TGGTGACACAATAGCATTACCAGACCAGTATGCTAACATTATAACTGCTAAATCAAGATACTATGTATGGCAGTTTAAAGAAAGTCCACAACAAGCAGCTTTTGCTTTAGAAGACTTTAAAAAGGGGATGAAGCACATGAAATCTAATCTCATGAATCCAGCTCCTAAATATATGACAGACGATAGAACCTACTTTTAAATTATATGGCACGTTCACAACCTTACACCGTTGCATGTAACGGAGGATTAGTAAAATCAGTAAACTCTATTGACTTACTTAAAACTCCCGGAGTTGCAAAGACATTACAAAACTTTGAAGTAGCTACAGAAGGTGGCTATAGACGTATTAACGGTTATGAAAAATATAAAGTTGGTAATGTCACAGCTACACAACCTACAGGTGGTATTACAGATATACTAGGAGTATTTCCTTATGCAGATGGTGTAGTAGTTTGTGCAGGAACAGATATATTTTTTAGTAACGATGGTGCTACTTGGTTACAGATAAATAAATTATCTGCTAACTCAGGAGATAACTACACAACCTTTACAGGTAAAGCTGTTACAGCTAGAACAGGACAAGGACAATGTTCTTTTGCACTTTTTGAAGGTGCTACGTTTGATTATGGTGAACTTAATATAGCTGATGGAGCTAATGTTGTTTTTAGTTTTAGAATGGAAGGTTCAGGTAATTTAAACACTAGAACTTTTTATACTAGTTTAGTAGACGTTACAGGAAGTGGTGAAGCTGTTAAATATGTTACAGTACATGACCATCATTTAATTGCAGCAGGGGTTGAAGATAATTTAAACACTTTATACTACAGTTCAAAAAATACTTTTTCATCTTTTCCAAGTACGAATGCTATATCAATATCTGACCAAATAGTAGGTATTAAAGGATTCCGTGAAGACTTATTTATATTCTGTGAAAATAGTATTCATAAACTTGTAAATATAAATAGTGGAATAAATGATAATCCTCCTATAGCAATTTTACCTGTTGCAGAAAATGTAGGTTGTTTAAGTGGCTACAGTATTCAAGAGATTGGTGGTGACTTAGTATTCTTAGCACCTGATGGTATTAGAACAGTTGCTGGTACAGCTAGGATTGGTGACGTTGAGTTAGGTACAGTTTCAAAACCTATACAACCTTTAATGATTAACCTAGCTCGAAACATTGATGACTTTATTATTAGTAGTTTAGTTATCAGAGAAAAATCACAATACAGATTATTTTATACTAATATAGGTGTTCCTAATACTGGACAAAAAGGTATTATAGGAACATTAAGACCTACTGGCTTTGAATGGTCAGAAACATTAGGTTTAGAAGTAACTTCAATAAATTCTAATTTTAATCAAGACGGAGTAGAGGTTTATTATCATGGAGATACAAACGGTTATGTTTATACACATGACACAAGTGATGATTTTGATGGAGCTAATATAGACGCTAAATATCAAACTCCAGATTATGATTACGGAGACTTAGGAACTTTAAAAACTTTACACTATATTAAAATTTCAATAGCTCCAGAAGGAGATATAACTCCAACACTAAGAATTAGATACGATTACGATAGTATAGATTTACCACAACCACCAGACTACAACTTAACTGTAGATGCGCCTTCATTGTTTGGTTCAGCTACATTTGGTTCTTCAATCTTTGGAGCTGGAGAGCAACCACTAGTTAGAGTAGCATTACAAGGAAGTGGACATAGTAACTCTTTTAGAATTTCAACAAACGATAAAAAATCACCTTATATTATAAATGGTTTTTATATAGACTTTATACCGTCAGGCAGGAGATAATAGATGGCAAGTTATACTAGACAAAGTACATTTGCAGACGGAGATTTAATAACTGCAGCATTATTTAATAACGAATATAATCAATTAGTTTCTGCTTTTGATAATGCTACTGGACATAAACATGATGGAACAATAGGCGAAGGACCAGTTATTAGTGTACTTGGTGATGCAGGATTAGATACACCACTTAACAAAATTTTAATAGATACAATTAACGACCACATAGAATTTTACATAAATGTATCTGAAACTTCAACACAACAACTCTATATAGCTGATGGAGCTATTGTACCTACTACAGATAACGATATAGATTTAGGTACTAACTCTTTACAGTTTAAAGACCTTTACATAAATGGTACTGCAAATATAGATAGTCTTGTAGCTGATACTATAGACATAAACGGTGGCACTATAGATGGTGTTACAATTGGTGGTACTTCTGCAGGAGCTATTACAGGTACAACTATTACAGGTACAAGCTTTGTAATTGGAAGTGCAACTATTACTGAAACAGAATTAGAAATACTTGATGGAGCTACTCTAAGCACAACAGAACTTAACTATGTTGACGGTGTTACATCAAACATACAAACACAAATAGACACTAAAGCTCCTCTAAGCTCTCCTAACTTAACAGGAATACCAACAGCCCCTACTGCATCAGCTAACACTAATACTACTCAGATAGCGACTACAGCTTACGTACAGACAGAAATTACAGACTTGATAGGTGCAGCTCCGGGAACACTTGATACACTTAATGAACTTGCAGCAGCTATTAATAATGATGCAAATTATAACACAACTTTAACAACTGCATTAGCTACTAAGCTTCCACTAGCCGGTGGAACTATGACAGGCAATGTAACTTATGGTGATAATGTTAAAGCAAACTTTGGAACTTCTGAAGATTTACAGATTTACCACGATGGGTCTAATAGCTATATAACAGATGTTGGTACAGGTAATTTAATTATTACAGGTAATTTAACTGGTAATGTTACTGGTAATGTTACTGGAACCGTATCAGATATAAGCAATCATTCAACATCGGATTTAAGTGAAGGCACTAATCTTTATTATACAGATGCTAGATTTGATACAAGATTAGCAACTAAAGATACTGACGATGTATCTGAAGGAACTAGTAATTTATATTATACAGATGCTAGAGTTCAGAATGTTTCTATAAACAATGTTGTAGAAGACACAACACCACAGCTAGGTGGTACTTTAGATTTAAACTCTAATAACATTACAGGTACAGGTAATATAGACGTAACAGGAACAGTTACAAGTGATGGGTTGACTGTTGTTGGTGTTGCAAAAGTGCTTGGAACAGCAGCAAATACCATTGTAATTGCAGATGCTACTGAGACAAACGGATATCAGTTAAAGGCTAATACAAGTGCATCTGTTGACTATGGCTTTGTAATAGAAGACCTCGCAGGTAAAGATTTATTAAAAATAGAATCCAACGGAGACATTAGCTTTTACGAAGACACAGGCACATCTGCAGCTTTATTCTGGGACGCTAGTACTGAAAGATTAGGGCTAGGCACAACTTCTCCTACTACTACTTTAGACGTAAACGGTACTATAAAATACGGAAGCCTTTCAGACGGTACAATAACTATAACAGGCTTTGCAGATGAAGACGATATGGTTTCAAACTCTGCAACGCTTTTACCAACTCAACAATCTGTAAAAGCTTATGTAGATAGTCAAGTTAGTTCAGCCGGTGGAAATGGTATAAGCTTTGCCGATAATGAAAAGGCTCAGTTTGGAGATGGTAATGATTTACAGATATTCCATGATGGTCTTAATAGTTATATATCTGATGTTGGAACTGGTAACTTAATATTAAAAGGTGGTGGGCAAATACTATTAAAATCACCAGCAGATGAAAATATGATAGTTGCTACTGGTAATGGTGCAGTAGGTCTTTTTCACGATAACGCACCCAAACTATACACAACCTCAACAGGCATAGACGTAACAGGCACAGTTGATGCCGATAAATTATCAATAGATACTGGTGCTACAAATATAACGATTGATTCTGGCGGTATATATAATAGCTTAAATACAACGGGTGTGACGTATGTTGTTGCTGATTCAAATGCTGCAGCTGGATTGTTTGCTTATGGCACAACTCACGCTACTAAGTCTAGTACTGTAGAGATAAAAGCAGGTGGTGCAGTCAAGGCAACCATTAACTCAACAGGCATAGACGTAACAGGCACAGCCACGATGGATGGTTTGACTGTTGATGGTGGTACATTACTTCAAAATACTGCTTTTGATGGTAGTATCCAGTTTACTGATTCAGGCTCAAGTAATCGTAATATTTTATATTTAGATGGTTCAAATAATGTAGTTTTAGCGACTGGAACTACAGCAGGTTCAAGAGGAATAAATTTATATACAAATAACAACAAAAGCCTTTCTGTTGCTGAAAGCGGAGACATATCCTTCTACGATGATACAGGAACTAGCCAAGCTCTATTCTGGGATGCATCAACTGAAAGATTGGGTATTGGCACGACTAGTCCTGCTCGTGAACTATCCATTGGTGACGGCACAGGCTCTCCTAACATTCAGCTTCTTGCGTCTGCTGCTGGAAACTCTAGAATTGAATTTGGTGACACCGATGATAGTGACGCAGGTGAAATACAGTATGTTCACTCTGATAACTATATGCAGTTTACTACTAACGGCTCAGAACGCCTACGCATAGACTCATCAGGACGAGTTGGAATTGGAACGAGTAATCCAGTTACAGGTTTGCAAGTAGCTGGTCAGCATATATCTATAGATAATGGTTTGTCCTACCAATCATTTACAAATGGTGGAACAAGAAGAGGTCTGCTAGGAGTTAATTCTTCAGATACAATTACAATAGGTGATACTGATTTTGGAAAAATAACTATTCTATCTTCTGGCAACGTTGGAATTGGGACAAGTAGTCCTGATGCTCAATTAGAAATAAGTAACAGCACCACTACAGATGGTGCAGGTGGTGCATCTTTAAGACTAACTAGACAAGATGTTACTGTCATTGCTAATGACCCTATCGGTACTATTGAGTTTTATAATACTGATGCAGATGGTTCGCATGTTTCATCTTTTGTTAAAGGCATAGCACAAGAAACTTATGGTAGAAAGGGTGCTTTAACTTTCGGTGTAGCAACAACAAATGCTACTGATGCTAGTGAAGTCATGCGTATTGATGATTCAGGCAACGTTGGAATTGGAACGATTTCGCCTAGTGCAGCTTTATCAATTTCAAAACAAACAACAGCATTATCAGGTACAGGTAATACTTATGGGTTATATTTATATCCCACTTCATCAGGAGCAGTCTATGTAGATGCTCTTACAGGTAGTACAGGTAACACAGATTTAACACTAAGAAGTTATAACAATGGAACGTATAACAAATTAATTAGCTCAAGTTCAGGTGGAACAGTTACAACATTTCAAACTGGTGGCTCAGAACGCATGAGAATAGACTCATCAGGCAACGTTGGAATTGGGACGACTTCGCCAAGTTTTAAAACAGATTTAAACGTAAATTCAACTTCAGCAAGTGACACGCAAGTTGCTCTTCGTATAAAGTCAACGACCACCGCCAACATGACAGATGGGTTTGGGGTTACTCAACTATTTTCAGTCCAAGATAGTTCTGGTTCAAACTTTAATATTGCTCAGTTACGTGTAGTCCGTGACGGAGCAGATGACTCTGGTGCATTTGTATT